TAATATATGAACTGTCAGGGTCTACTCCTGATGCTCCTTGTACCGCTTGAATTTCCCAACAATATCCATTATATCTAACAGATTCTCCTGCAGTATATGAACCTGTTGTTCTAAAGTATTGTTCTAATAGTGGGACATCACATCTTGTTGCAACATAATATGTATAAGGAGGTTGAGTTGTTGTAGTAGTAGTAGTAGTAGTACTTACACAATCAACTTGTCCGCCTTGTTTAACTGTATTTCTAGTTGAACTAAATACATAAATATATCTTGTTCCATTAGGTTGAGTTGTATAAGTTCTTGTTCCACCTACAATTATACTTGTAGCACCACCTGCTGCTAATGCAGGATTATCATAAGTTGTATCGTTTGCATAATATGTAGTTCCATCTCCACCTGCAAAATTATCTATTGTTATAGTTTGAGTAAGACCTGTACATGTAGCTGTTAAATCTAAAGTTACAGGAGGTAATGTTGTAGTAGTTGTAGTAGTTGTAGTAGAAGCAGGGCATCCTGTCAAACCTGAATTAACAATGCCTATTTGTGTTCCTGAAGGGTCGCTGAATAATACACTAGCTACCACTAATGTTGATGGCACTCCTAAAACTGTACCAAATACCCTGTCTGTTACGGCAGCATATCCAATATCATAATTTGTTGTATATACTGTTCCACCACCGTTACAATTTGTTAATTGATACCAAACTTGTTGTAAAGTAGTACTAGTTGTAGTAGTAGAGGTGCTTAAAGGACATGCACTACATCCTCCACCCGTAACAGTTGCAGTTATTGTAGGAAATCCTGAAATATTAATATCTAAAGTATTACCGCTATATGCTAAAACATAATTTCCATCAGGAAGTGTAGCAAATCCATTTGAAGTAAATATTGTACAATTACAAAAATCTACAGCATTACCTACTACATTTTGAGTACCTGTTGGATTTAAACAAGCATTAGTTGCATTACTTGCATAATTTACGGTTTGAGCAAATAAAGTCGTTGTAGTAGTCGTAGTACTAGTAGTCGTAGTCGTTGTTGGACAAATATAACTAGAATACTCTGCAGTAATTCCTGTTGAATTTCCAACAGGCCAAGCTTCCCAAGTTCCTGTACCTAATTCAGAAGTATTTCTCGCAACATTCCCAATTGCAGTATTGTAAATATACCAAGCATCTCCACCAAAGAATATAGAACCACTTCCACCTGTTAGTGTAAAAGCTGCTGAAGGATTATCTCTTGTATAAGTTCCATTAGCAGCAGTATATGAGCCATTAGAAATAATGATACTATTAATGTAATTTGCACAAATAGTAGTTGTAGTTGTTGTCGTACTTGTAGTAGGAGCTTCTGTTGTAGTAGTTGTTGTCGTACTTGTAGTAGGAGCTTCTGTTGTAGTAGTTGTTGTCGTACTTGTAGTAGGAGCTTCTGTTGTTGTAGTAGTCGTAGTACTAGTTGTAGGAGCTTCTGTTGTTGTAGTAGTCGTAGTACTAGTTGTAGGAGCTTCTGTTGTTGTAGTAGTCGTAGTACTAGTCGTACTTGGAATAGGAATAAAAGTAGTTGTTGTGGTTGTGGTTGTACTTGTTGTAGTTGGGTCTGAATTAGTTTCAGCAGTACCCCATACATCATCATCGTCTACAGTTGTCAATACATTTACGCCACCAATTTGTTCTATCCAAAAAATACCAAAGCCTAAATTATTTAATGCAGGAATTAATCCCTGTGGGCTATCGAATGTTCCATCGTAGCCTACGGTATAATTTTCCCCATTAACATTAATAGTAAAACTTGGCATTATTCGGTATCAATTAAATAGTTACAATAATCGGTAAATACATCTGTACCTAATGCTTGTTCAACTTCTGTAAAAGCATTATCTTTATATCCTGAAATTTCATCTAATATCTGTGAAGGAGAAGTACTACTAGAAAATACTTTTAAATTCAATGTAGTATTTTCAAGCATAGTGAAATTTAATGAACTTGTTCCATTAAAAGTAACTAGATTCTCAGGCGGATAGTAGTAAACAACACATTGTGATTGATATGGGTCTAAAGTAAATGGTAAAGCTATAACTGTTGCATTACCTGCAATATCACTATCAATATAAGTATTTACTTGAGAAACTTGAGCACAATTTGATGATTGAGCATAAAAGAAATTAGTTCCATAATTATTAGTTGAAATAGATTCAGTTATTGCTGCATAAGTAGGCGAAAAAGCTGTATCAATATCAATAGGAACGACTGCTTGTAAAGCAGGTGTAGTCAAAATAGTTACTACAGGTGTAATTACTGTTGGAATATTAAGATTAGGAGGTAAAGCCCATTGATATTGAGTAGTAGAATTAAAAGTAACATTAGCTGTTAGAAACGGCACATTAGGAATAGGAAAATTTGTATTATTCACTATCTGAAATTGAAGTAATTGTTCCTTCGTTAATGCTAATGGTTGTTCTTGTGCCATTCTTTAATAAGTTATATAACTTTATTACCTTCTGTGTCAGATACAAATAATCTACCATCTGTTTTATTTGGCATAATTTTTAAGCCATACTCTTTAGCAAATTCTCTATTCATATCAGCTAAAAACTCTTTTGATTCTCCTGCTTTTTTTGCTTCTATAAATGCTTTCATACATATTTTAGCATTTTTTGTTTTTTCTTCTGAATTTCCATCAGCAGAAGCATTTGAATCAGTTTTTTTATTGGTCTTCTTTTTAACATCAATGGGCTTTATTTTTTTAAAAGCCCAAAAAAGCAAAAATCCACCACCAAAAATTAATAACAGCTTTTTTACATTTGTATTCATTTTGCACTCTTTTTTGTATAATAATATAATCCAACACCTGCGGCTACTGCAATAGCAATATATAAACCATATTTTTTGATGCTACCATAAAAATCATTTTTTAGTCTTGCTTTTTTAGCTTCATCTATTTTCTTTAAAGCATCATCAGTTTCATCAGGAGTTACTACTCCTCTTTTTGTTAATATACTAGTTAGAACTTTTTGTAATGCTAATTTACTAGAATCTATAGCTTGTTTTTGACCTGCATCGATACCACCTTTGGCAATAGCTTTATTTAGATTTTCCAACTCAATTTTAATCTCATCAGCCAATATAGTTTTTTTATTTGGCGTAAATATTTGTCCTTGTAACACTTCCATTTTATGATTTTTTAGCTGTAAATAATAAGAAACCTAAAAGACCAATACCTGCAACAACTCCTAAAATAGTTACAACTTGGTTAGTTTTTTCTCTTTCTAATGCAATATTGCCAAAAGTTTGTACTCTAGCTTGACTAACTCCACCTAAAGCATTAGCTAATATTTGCTGCCTAGATGTTTCATCTTGTGCTTTTATCAAAGCATTGTTTAATTGCTTTTTTTGGTCGTAGTCTAAAAGACTTAGATTTTGTTCATATTGGGTTCTTAACCTAGAATCTCTTGTACTTGCTATGGTACCCGCTACTGCGGTACCTGCTGATACAACTGCTGCTCCTGTCATTAACCATGCCATAATTATCCAATTTTATTTTTATCAATCTTTTCTTTATAATCTAAATGAATATTAGTACCTGTAAGATAGTTTACATGCGGTTCTATTATTTCATTTTCAATTTCATCTACTATGTTTTGTTTTTCTTCTTCAGTCAAATCATTGTAAGTCAACTTCATATCTTCTAATGGATGATATGTTGTCCAAATACAATCTTCTTCAATAAATAAAACTCTTCTAGTTCCCGCTAAAGTTATACCCGTATAAGGGGCCGCTAACTCAATCCATTCTCCCGCATCAATTTGTACCAAGGCTACTCCTTTCGAAATAGTGTATGGATGATTAGAATTATGAATCTTACTAGTTAGCAAAGAACCTTTTGGCATAGATATTTCCCTTATGTACATTCCATCTGTAAATCTGTGTACTACGGGACATTCTATTAATTCCAAATTATCTACTATTGCAGCCTCTAATTCATCAATCCTTTGGTCATTTTCTCTTTTTATGGTTTCGTTTTGCATTAATCTTTTTTTCTTGAATAAATTAAACCTATAGCTAGTAAACCTAATAATGATATAATAACTATTTTCTCTATTCTAATATTTCTATTTATCTGCTCTTGTTTAACTATCACACCTGCAAGGTTTTCAACCCTTTTTGATTGTGCATTTTGTATAACAGCAGCAATAATTCTATAAGTCTCTTCCTCTGTTTTAGCTTTTTCTATTGAATTAATCAAAGCTTGTTGTTGGTCATCGCTAAGATTAGACAAATAGTTTTGAAACTGTTGAGCTTTTTTAGCATCATTTAAAGCAGCAAAACCCCCTGCCAAAGCAGCCCCTATTTCAGCAAACTGTCCAATTGTTTGTGCAGTACCTATTTTTTTTAAGTCCCCATCAGAAAATATCTTTTGAATAGGATTTATTGCTTTAGGGTCTCCTTTAGGTATCATTTCAAAAAGTTATTTTTAATTATTTCCCATAATACTGTCCAAACTGCACCACCTACAACAAATGCACCCATTAATTTATTTCTAAGAGCATTACTTTTTTCGTTTTGGTCTTCTAATTTTTTAACTCTTGAAATCAACCCTTCCTGTTGAAAAGCTTCATTCCCTACAATAACTTTATAAATTTCATCAATTTGAGGACTAATTTTCATCATAGTTTTCTCAATATGATTAACTCTCACAGTCAAGTTTTCACTTGAGCTTACAGTTCTAGTTGTTGTCTTTTTAGCAGGAGCAGCCATAAACACTTAAATATTTAGTATAAAAATAGTACAATTTTAGATTTATATACTAAAAATTGAGTAATATTTAATGATTACTTATAAAGACATATAATCTAATATTCTCTCAATACACATTTCAGGAGTAAAATTTGTAGTATTTATAGAACAATTCTTTCTAGCTTCAAAATAAGGGAGGTCAAAATCTTTTACATGAAATTCTTGCTTTTCTCTAAAATCAACATTGAATAAATGAACCCAAAGTACATTATTACACATACCATCCAAATATTCTCTTGATGCTTGAATAGGATATACTGCACTGATAATCACTAAGTTATACTTACTTTCCAAAAAAGTAGCTATATCACTAATCCTTCTTAGGTTATTTATTCGACCTTCTTTTGAATAGTCAGTATCTTTAAAAATAGCACGAATTTCATCTCCATCTATGATAACAGGGGTTGGTTGATTTTGTAAGAAAATCCTTTCTTGAAGCAATTTAGCCAAAGTAGTCTTACCTGAGCTAGGTTGGCCATAAAAAACTACTATCATATTGATTTACAGTTGGTTATAAGACTTCTCCTCTACGAATTGACTTCCGTAGGCCATATTTATCTCTTTTTTAGCTATTGCTCTTTTATCATTTAGTACATAAACAGACCTAGCTAAATGTACAAATTCTTCTCCAAAAGAGTTTGCTTGTTCAAATTCTCTCAATAAATCCTCTACTTCCCATAAAGTTTCATTGATTTCCAACAATCTTTTAAAATCTTCATTATCCTCATCTACTTCTAATTCATCCTTCATGAGGTTTTGCAGGTAGTAGTACTCTTTCATGACATTCGTCAGTTTGGCCTCATCTTTAATCTTTTCTGATTTAATTTTGAGGATGGTAAGTCTGTCAAATGCTTCTCCGATGCTAATTTCAATTATCATAAAAATATTTTAGATTGTAAATATACAAAATATGTAGAAAATACATTAATTTTATAAAATAAAAATAACCATGCAAAAGATTTTCTATAATTCATCCCTCCCTCGTTCAGGGGCGACTCTTTTACAGAATATCCTTGCACAGAATAATGATATTTATGCCCCTTCTATGGGAGCTTTGACTGAAATAATAGTTTCAGCAAAAAATGAGTTCTTAATGAACTTGCAATATCAGCACCCTTCTCAAGAACAAATCTTAAAAAAAGCATTTACTAGTTTTTGTAAAGAAGGATTAAAAGCCTATGCTGCTAATATTACAAACAAGCCTTATTATGTTGACAAAAACTTCTCTTGGGGGTATTTCTACGATTATTTAGTTCAAATCAATAATGAGGACCCTAAGATTATATTTATGGTAAGGGATTTAAGAGACATTTTTGCTTCTTTTGAAAAAAACTATAGAAATGATTTTTTGAAAATAAACTCCCACATAAATTGGAATGAATTAAAAAATACAACTATGGAAAAAAGAATTGTGGAGTGGTCAACAAAACCACCTTTAGCTTTAAATTTAGAAAGATTAAAAGAAATAATAAATTGGGGAAATGATAGCAAAATGTTATTTATAAAGTACGAAGAATTTTGTATATCTCCTGAAAGTGAAATCAAAAGAATTTACGACTTTTTAGAAATTCCTTATTTTTTACATGATTTCAAATCAGTAGAAAAAACAACTATAGAAAACGACATGTTACACTTTGCTAGTCATAAAATAAAAAGCAAAGTCTCTGTAAATGAAACAAAAGCCGAAGAAATCATAGGCAAAGAGGCTTGTAATTGGATATATAAAAATCATCAATGGTACTTTAAAAAATTTAATTATGCAATCTGCTGAAATAATTAATCCATTTAAGCCCTTCATATTCAAATTAAATTTTGAATTTGATTGGAATATTTTGAAACCAATATGTGAAGATATTATTGTGGATGAAGGTGCTCGTTCTACATCACAAAAAAACTTTGCTAAACCTCATAATATAAAAGATTTTAAACCATATTATGATTGGTTGAAGCCATGGGTTGATAATTTAGCTAATATCAAAATGGCTTTTAATGAATATCAAATGAGATATTATGTTACCGATAGTTATGTAAATGTTCATAAAAGTAATGCTCAAGCTAATGAACATAATCATGCTTGTAATTCTATTGTGGTAGCTGCTTATTTATACATGCCCGATAATGGTGGTTATTTTCAAGCTAAAGACCCTTTAGAATATCACAAATCTAATTTGCCAATTAGTAACGAAAATATTTGGAGTACTTTACCTACAAAAACAAATGATGTGTTGGTCTTTCCTTCATGGCTTCAACACAGAACACAGCCTAATATATCAAATGAGGATAGATGGGTATTGACTACAAATTTTTCTCACAAATTTTAATTTAGATTATGAAAGAAAGTAATCAAGTATCAGTTTTAAATCCACATTCAAGCTATATGTATAAACTACATTATGAATTTGATTGGGACTTATTAGCTCCAATTTGTCATGAATTAATTTCAACAACTCCACAAGGATTATCATTAGTTGTTAATGGACATACTTCTCATCAAAATAAAAAACAACCTCATAAAATTAAAGAATTTACACCATATTTTGATTGGTTAAAATTTATGGTTACAGAAGTTGCGACAAAGGGCATGGGATATTCAAAAAACTTTCATGATTATAGAATAAAAAATAGTTGGGTTAATGTACATGAAAAAGATGGTATAACTACAGCTCATAATCATTCAAATACTTTTATGGTAGCTGCTTCTTATTTGAACATGCCTGAGAATGGTGGATTTTTTGAATGTAAAGACCCGCTTGAATATGTTAAAGGAGAATATTATTATGATGACCCTATGTGGATGTGGAAACAAATACCTACAATATCAGGAGATGTTTTAATATTCCCTGCATGGCTTAGACATAGAACTCAAATAAATCAATCAAATGAAAAAAGATGGGTATTAACTACAAACTTTTCTCAAGAATTTAATCCAAACAAGTTTTGGGATGACCCAAATTATGATACAGAAAAAATTATATAAATGAAAAATATATGTTTAGAATTGAGTGAATGTAATGGATTAGGAGACTTAATATGTGCAACTCCTGCTATTAAAAAAATAAGTGAAGCTTATGATACAAAAATATTAGTCATTTCAAAAATGCCTGAAGTTTTTAAAAATAATCCTTATGTGGAAAGAAGTATAAAATCTTCTAGCGTTGATATGGGATATGTTAAAGACAATTATATAGTGCATAATTCTTTTTATAATGTCGGTAGTAAAAATGAAAGGGGCGTAGAATACAAGCATAACACAATAGATATTAGACAATTTCATGCTATCAATCTTGGTTTTATGCTTGGCAAAGATGAAATGGAATGTTTTTATATACCAACTGAAGAATGTTCTTTTGAAATACCTAAAAAACCTTACATTTTAATACATCCTGTAAGCACATGGCCTTCAAGAACTTGGTCTGCTAAAAATTGGATGAATTTAACAAAAGAATTAAATGATAAGGGGTACGATGTAGTATCTATTGGAAAGGATTCTTCTGAAACAGGATTTTTTAATGTTCAAAAACCTGTTTTTAATTTTGAGATTGAAAAGGGTTTAAATTTAATGAATAAAACTTCTATTTCTGATTGTTGGCACCTTATGATTAATGCTGCTGCATTTGTAACGATGGATAGCGGATTATTACATTTAGCAGGTACTACAGATGTTCCAATTATTCATTTAGGTTCATCAATAAAGCCTGAATTTAGAATACCTTATAGAGACAATAGACAAGATTATAAATACGAATATGTAAGAGGTGGATGTAATTTAGAATGTGCTTCTAACATGAAATATGGTGTTGAAACATGGGGAAACATACAAGGTGTACAACCATTAATAGGATGCTGTGAAAATAAAGAAAGTTACGAATGTCATCCATCAGTAAAACAAGTATTAGATAAATTAATAGAAATGATATGAAAAAAAAGCTACTAATTATTACGCCACATTTAAGTACAGGTGGAGCTCCACAGGTTACAGTAAACAAAATTTCATTAATAAAAGAAGATTTTGAGATTAAAGTTATTGAACATGCTTTTGTTGCTTGGGCCTTCGTAGTTCAAAGGAATAGAATTATTGATTTAGTTGGAGAACAAAACTTTCATTCTTTAGGAGAAGATAAGTATAGTGAACTTATGCAAATTATGCAACAGTTCAATCCTGATGTAGTATCTATGGAAGAGTTTCCTGAAATGTTTATGGATGATAAAATGTCTAGCTTTTTATATTCAGAAACAAGAAGTTGGAAAATAGTAGAAACTACGCATGATAGCAGTTTTAACCCCATAAACAAAAAATGGATGCCTGACAAGTTTGTATTTGTTAGCCCATATAATATGATGAAGTACGACCACTTAAATGTACCTCAAGAGATTATTGAATATCCAATTGATGCTAAAACTTCAGATAAAAGGATTGCAAGAGAGAAATTAGGACTTGAGCATGATTACAAACATGCGGTAATAATAGGCTTATTTACACCTAGAAAGAATCAGAAATACGGCTTTGAAATGGGAGAAAAGCTAAAAGACTATAAAATAAAGTTTCACTTCTTAGGAAATCAAGCAGGTAATTTTGAGAGCTATTGGAAACCAATGATGGATAATAAGCCCGAAAACTGCGTTATTTGGGGAGAAAGAAGCGATACAGAGGACTTTATTAGGGCGGCTGACCTTTTCTTCTTCCCTTCTAAAGGAGACCGAGGAAATAAGGAATTAAACCCTATTGTAATAAAAGAAGCTGCAGAGTATAAGCAAATACCTAAGCTAATATATAACCTAGATGTTTATTTAAACAGATGGAACGGATATGAAGATTTTCATTATTTAACAGGTAATCTTACTGAAGATGCTGACAAAGTTATAGAACTGACTCAAGCAAAACCTACTAATAACAAAAGAGAAGTCATTATTGTGGGTACATGGCCTAATTTGGATAGCAGAGTACAACTTACAAAAGATACTATTAATAGCTTAAAGCCATTGGGTAGAAAGATTATGCTTTTATCACATTACCCTGTTGATGAAGATATTCAAAAAATGGTTGACTACTATATATACGATGAGCATAACCCATTGACTCATCATTCATATTATACAAGATTTTATAGATTTACAGATGACTACCATGCTGAAATTAACATTAATGGGTTAAAAAACAGCAATCAATCGTTAACCGTATTAACAAACCTATTTAACGGAGCAAAAGCTGCCAAAGCATTAGGATATGAAGCTTTCTTTTATACTACTTATGATGTTGTTTTAGACCCTAGGGATATAACAAATATTGAGAAAGCATTTGATATTGATGCAAAAGAACCATACATGTATAAGGCTTATCTAGGTAGCTTGAACACTCCTTTTGGGAAAGGTATACAAACGAATGGAATGGCTTTTAGTGTTGATTTTTTCTTAAATACTTTTGATGATGTAAGGACTGCAGAAGAGTACAATAATATTTGTCAAAATATTGGTGCTCAAAACTTCCTTGAAGATTATTTACTTAAAAAACTAAAAGGCCTAGAAAAAGAATATTTTATTGAGCATAACGATGAAGAAACCCTTTTAAAGCATAGTGGATTAGGTGTAGCATCAAACTCTGAATATTATTCAATTATACCTATTGTAGGAAAGCCTAATAACTATATGTTCTATTTCTTTACTTACAATGTAGATAGCAGAAAGGTTAATATTACTATGCGTGAAGGAGGACAAGATTTTTTCATATACAGATGGCAAATTGATAAAAGCAAAGAGTTTAAAAAAGAATTTGAATACAAAGGTCGTGAAATTGAAGTAGAGCTTGATTTTTATGATGGAGATAGAATATATAAAAATGAAAAGCATGTTTTAAATGATAAAACCCTTCATAAATACGAGCATACAGGACATTATAAGATTAAAAATAGAAAACCTAAAATTAGATTAGTTCACTTACAAACAACTAGAAATGACGAAAGAGAACAAAAAAGTAGAGAATCCCTCAATCATGTGGCCAACTACGGGTGGGAATATATCTTACACACCAATATCCCCTATGGAGACTTGCCACCTAAGTACAACTGCCAACGACCAAACTGCGTTTCAATGGACCTCTTCAATGACGAGCAAGTTCGTGAATTGGGGACCGCACTTACTCCTTCACATTACGGATGCTTCGAATCATTTAAAAATGGAATTATGAGTGAATTTGATGACAGTATTGATTTTCTTATAGTTTGCGAAGGGGACTGTATTATTGAAGTGCCTATACACGAATTTGTAGAGAAAGTTGAAAAGTCTTATCAAATTATAGAAGATAATAAAATAGGTTATATGTCTTTTGGGGATGTAAAAACATTGGAACATGGTTGGTTACAATCTCCTGTTAGAGAAGTTGTTCCTGACCAAGATTTATTATTTATTACCGACCATATTATTGGACTACAATGTATTGGCTTTCCAAAAAGCGTTAAAAAATGGCTTTTAGAAAGATTAAGAACTGAAAAATGGGATGCCGCAGATATGTTTTTTAACCATATTTTTTACGGAAGTCCTCATAAGTTTGGTATTGTGCATAACAGATTAACAACACAAGCTGAAGGATTTTCATTAATTGACAAACAAGAAAAGAAATTTATATGAGAATAGCACAAGTTATAAGTAGCAATTTGCCTATTTTACCGACAGGTCAAAGAGGATGGGGAGCAACTGAATTAATTATGGATGAGTATACTAAAAACTTTAGAATACTAGGAAATGAAGTAGACTTATTATATTTAAACAATGTTCAACCTAAAATGTATGACATAGTTCACATACATGTGGCAAACCTTTGTATTGAAGCACATAAAAGGGGTATTGAGTATGTATATTCTACACATGACCATCATAGCTACCATTATGGGAAAAATAGTAGTAACTATAAAGAGCAATTGGAAGCAATGAAAAAATCTATTTTCTCTTTAGCTCCTGCTGAATATGTAGTTGACTATTTTGATGATACAGATAAGTTATTTTATTTATCACATGGCGTAGATATTAATTATTATACACCAACTAAAGCATTTTATTCTGTTAAAAATGAACCCGTAGTACATAAGCTATTGATGTGTGCTAACAATGGAGTTGCAGGGGATTATGGAGCAGACAGAAAGGGTTTTAGATATGGTATTGAAGCTGCTAAAATGTTAAACCTTCCAATTACTATAGTTGGTGCAGATGCTAATACTAAATTTTTTGAAATACACAAAGATTTATTACAATATGATAAATTGACTGTTATTGACACAAATCCAAATGAAGAAGAAAAGTTAAAGATTTTTCAAGACCATACTATTTTCTTACATCCATCTAATCTTGAATATGGACATCCTAATTTGACTTTACTTGAGGCTGCTAGTGTTTGTATGCCTATGGTGGCTACATATAAAGGAAGTAAGGATATTGCAGGTTTAGTTAAAATAAATGAATTATCAAATAGTAGTGTAGTTGCAGGTATTCAGGTTGTTATGAACGATTACGAAAGAATGATTGATAATATGGCTAAAGAGAGAAGTTCATATAGTTGGTTAAATGTATGTAAAAAGTTAGAAAAAAAATATAATGCAGTACAGCAATTTCAAAATTATGATTCAGGTAAGATTAGAGAAAAATATGTTAATGTATATCAAAATATTTAATTTATGAGAGTAGAATCAGTAATAATATCAGATTTCTATAACAATGTTGATGAAGTTAGAGAATTTGCTCTTTCACAAGAATTTGGAGTGAAAGGTAACTTCCCTAGTTTTAGAACTAAACCATTCTTAAATGATAATATCAAAAAAGTTATAGAAGATACTATTCAACCATTATCAGGAAATATTACTTGGCTAGTAGATGAATATACGGGGGCTTTTCAATATACAACTGCTGAAAATAGGTCATGGTTACATGTAGATGGTACAGATTGGGCAGGAGTTTGCTATTTAACACCTGATGCTCCATTATCAGGAGGTACAGGTTTATTTAGGAAAAAAACAAAAGAAATATCTCATTTTTCTGCAGATTTTTATGATATGACACAATGGGAACTTGTAGATAGAATAGGTAACCTATACAATAGACTTATTCTATATAGAGGAGACTTATATCATACTTCTCTTGATTATTTTGGTAGAGATTTACAAACAGGAAGATTATTTCAAACATTCTTTTTTAATACAGAATTTTAATTATGATAACTTACAACATCCACCATGTAAATGGACTTTACTTTGAAATTACTGATGACGAAGGTAAAAATAGAGAATACGATATTACATTCTATAATAGGAAAGAGTCTAAGAACATATATGATACTAAATTAAAAGTAGGTTCATGGGCTAGATTAGATAGAAAATACCTCTCAGATGTGGCCGTAATGGTTAAATATGAAGGAAGAGTAATTAAGCAAATTAACTTTTTAGATGAGATTAAAGGTAAAAGAGTATTCATATCTTTTGAGAGCAAAGCTTTAGGAGACACTTTAGCTTGGATGCCTTACTGTGCTGAATTTGCCAAGTATTATCAATGTAAAGTAGTTGTATCAACTTTTAAAAATTTCCTTTTTGAGAATCAATACCCTGAATTAGAGTTTGTAGGTAGAGGAGAGGTTGTAAATAACATAGTTGCTATGTTTGAGTTAGGTTGGTATTGGGAGACTAACAAAGAACCTGTAAACCCTATATTGATTCCGTTACAGAAATCAGCTACTAATATACTTAATTTGCCCTATCAGGAATTGATACCTAATTTGGATTTTACCCCAAAAGAGAGGCCTTATGAGCAGAAATATGTTTGTATTTCAATACATTCTACTGCACAGCTTAAATATTGGTATTATTGGCAGGAATTAATAGATTGGCTAGTTTCAGAAGGATATAAAGTAATTGAAATTTCAAATCAAGATACTTTAGACTTAAATAACATAGACTTATTAAAAGATAGGTCGATGGAAAACACAATGAATGTAATTCATCATTCTGAGTTCTTTATTGGGCTTTCAAGCGGACTTGGATGGTTGTCATGGGCTATGCGTAAAAAAGTCTTTATGATAGCTAATTTTACCAATGCTGACCATGAATTTAGTCATAACACTATTAGAATTACAAATGAGGCTGTTTGTCATGGATGTTGGCATAATCCTTTATTTAGATTTAATAAAGGCGATTGGAACTATTGTCCTGAGCATGAAGATACACCAAGACAATTTGAGTGTCATAAATCAATTAGTGCTCAAAAAGTAATTAATTTAATTAAGCAAAATAGATAATATGAAAGGCGAAATTATTTCAATGTTCCCTACTTGTTTATTATTAAATAATATAGATAGAGAATTTAATGAAGACGAAATAAATTGTATTTTAGAATATAAAGATGGTGTTCGTGAAAACACAGGCAATATTACTACTGACGATGTTTTTGTATTAGAAAACCCAAGATTATCAGATTTAAAAAAATTAATTAATGAAGCTTTAAATGACTATTTAAAACAAATATATCATCCCATAAATAATGTTAAATTATTATCAACTATTTCATGGCTAAATTTTACAGATAAAACTCAATATCATCATAAACATTACCATCATAATAGTATTGTAAGTGGATGCTTGTACATAAATGCTAAAAGAGAATCAGATTGTATTTTTTTTACAAAAAGAGCCACAGGGGAAAATTGGCAATTACAAGCTAATAACTATAATGCTTTTAATTCTAATGAGTTTACTTTACCTGTACATACAGGAGATTTAGTATTATTCCCATCTAATTTAATACATAGCGTTCCTCAAACTGACCATGACTACACTAGAATTAGTCTTGCATTTAATTCTTTCTTTTCAGGAGAATTGGGATTCATTGATGGAGCTATGAAAGGAATTAATTTTTTAAAAATTCAATTACCAAACCAACAATAATTTATGGAAAAAGGATTTATATTGCCAATATTCCCAACCGTAATAACAATGAATAAAATCTATAGGCCTTTTACTCAAGAAGAGCTTGATTTTATGCTTTCATTTAAAGACAAAGTTCGTGAAAATCAATCTAATACAGAAGATATATATATACTTGAAAATCAAAAGCTTTTGGATATTAAGAAATTATGCGAAAATGCTTTGAACGATTATTTGTTACAAGTTTATGACCCAATAAACCCAAATAACATTAGTTTAAAAATAACCCATTCTTGGCTTAATTTTACTAAAAAAGGTCAGTTTCATCATCCACATACTCATCATAATAGCATTTTGTGTGGATGTCTTTATGTCAATGCTACTAAAGACAAAGATACAATAACATTTACAAAAATGGATTCAGGAGAAAATTGGCAGATACAAACTAATAATGAAAATAGTATAAATAGTAACCAATTTACAATATCAGTTGAAACAGGGGATATTATTATTTTCCCATCAAATTTAACTCATACCGTTCCAACAATAGAAACAGATGGCAGAGTTTCTTTAGCTTTTAACTCTTTCTTTTCAGGAAATATCGGTTTTATAGAAGGACCATTGAAAGGAATTAATTTTTTAAAAATAGATTTACCAAACCAAAAACAATTTAAACCTTTATAGTATGCAATACATGATACATTCATTATTTCCTACTCCTATTGTAAAAACTAATTTTAATAGAGAATTTACATTAGAAGAATTAGATATAGTCTTTTCAGAAAAAAAAGGCCATAGCGTTGGTAATAGTAGCTCAAATAATAGAAGGATTTTAGAAAACCCTGCTTTTATTGAAATTAAAAAATTTTCTCAAGATTGCTTAGATTTATGGGTTGATAAAATAATAGCACCTGCTTATGAAAATTCTGTAAAATTAAAAATTACGCAGTCATGGTTGAATTATACCGATAAAAAAGGACATCATCATTTACACTATCATCCAAATAGCGTTATAAGTGGCGTTATATATATACAAGCAACTGAATTTAAAGACCAAATTGAATTTCAAAATACAGATATAAACCCATGGCATATTCATACAGAAACATCAAATGCTTTTAATAGTAATTTATATCATGTACCTGTAAAAACAGGAGATGTTGTATTATTTCCATCTACTATTTATCATGGTGTACCTGAAGTACAAGGAGATAAAACTAGAATAAGTTTAGCTTTTAATTCTTTTTGGGTTGGGGGAATTGGATATTCCAATGATGAGACTAACTACTTAGAAATTAAAGATATATACTAGTTATTTATAATGTTCCCCACCTAACCATAACACTAGAGACTTTCTTACTCCTTTAGTAATAGGTGTAACCCTGTGCATCATATATGAAGGGAATACAACTGTAAGCCCTTTCATTTTCATTATTGATTCTGAATTTTCAGGATTTCCACCTTTAAAATATTGTAACTCCCCTCCTTCATACTCACTAGGGTCTGATAGTTGTACTACCATAGAAACTTTTCTTTTTGACATTAACCCATTTCCTATATCTTGATGCCATCCATAATGTCCTTCTTGAGTAGCATGGTATTCTGTATATTGAATATTATCTATAACTGAATATAAATCAAAATTCCAACTATTTTTATTAGCTTCAGATGCTAATTCCATTAGTTTAAAATATAACCAACCAAAACCATCATTTTTTGGAATCCATTTAACATTAGATGACCTTATTTCTTTATTAAATTTACCTTCTCCTGCAACAAGAGCTTCATGGTATGGTAACTTTTCTACTAAACTAAAAACTTTATCTATTTCTTGTTGATTTAAACCGATTTGAAAATAGTAATAATTTACCATATCACATTCTGCGGTTTCAAAGATGGGTTGGATTTGCATGGTTATTTTTTAAATTTTATTTTTTATTTTTATGAGTATAAGTCCTCTTTTGCTTTTAATTTAATATCCAATTCTTGAAGGGCTTTTATTAGTACTCCCATACTTGAAGATATTATAATTCTGTCATGGGTAGTACCTGCAATTTCTTCAGGTGTGTCTTCTGCAATGAAACCATATTTAGTTTCTCCTTCCATTGTATCAATATCAAATTCATAACTAACAATTTTAGTTGCGTTAAGAATATTTAATGCTGATTTAGTAAAAGGTTGAATATCATATTTTAATTCTTCAGTTGATGTAGGAAAAAAGTTTGGAGAACCTATTCCTCCATTAGTACTTTTCCACTCATTTGGAGCTGTAATAAAATTAATACCACTATTGCTTCTAGCTCCTTGACCATCATACGCTTGTGCTTGAGTTGCATAATATAATTGGTTCCAAAAACATTGATTAAATGTCATAGGAGAAGCTTGATTCAAAGTTTGATTATTACTATTTGCGGGGCCTGTTGGACCTGTTGGACCTGTAGGGCCTGTAATAACTGAACCTGCGGGACCTTGACCACCTGCGGGACCTGTTGGACCTGCGGGACCTTGACCACCATTTACACCTGATGAACCCGAAGTACCATTCGAACCTGCAGCACCTGTTGGACCTTGTGGACCTTGTGCACCCGTAGGGCCTTGAGCACCACTTGTACCTGATGACCCTGATGTTCCTGAAAGACCACCTACACCGCTTGAGCCTGAAGTTCCTGATGTACCACTTGAACCTGATGTAGCATTAGAACCATTAGTTCCTGCTGTACCATTTGAGCCTGAAATATTACTAATATTACTAATTCCATTTGTACCTGATGTTCCTGAAGTAGCTGCAGAACCATTTGTTCCCGATGTACCACTTGAGCCTGATAAATCACTTAATCCTGAAGTACCTGCAGAACCATTCGTTCCTGAAGTACCACTTGATGCTGAATTTCCGCTTGTTGAGTGTTGACCACTTGTGCCATTAGTTCCTGAAATATTACTTGTTCCGTTTGTCCCATTCTCTGCAGCTAAAGATACAGTCCATTGTGAAAAAGTACCACTACCTACACTTATAGAAGGAGTTAATACCATAATACCCGTTCCTGCATTATAAGAAACTACTCTTCCTACGAAGTAGTTTAATTCATCATAAGTAACTTGTACAAAATCATTTGTCCTAAAACTAAGGTTTGTACTACAAGTAAGTGTTATATTAGAATAAGCCATTAATTTAGAGGTATTATTTTTTGTCCATTTGTATTATAATCAACAATAGTTGGAGTCTTTTTTTTCATTACTAATTTATTAAGCTCTTGCTTTCTCCAATCCATATTTCTTCCTCTTTCATTTTCTCTAGCTTCTACCCATCTAATAATTAAACTATGATTTTGTATTAATTCCTCAAAAGGTAAAAAACCATCATTAGGATTAAATCTTAAAGTAGTAACATCTTCTATGCTAGATTCATACTCTCCTGTTTCATCTACTATTTTTCCCCATAATTTCCAATGTACCCTATATAATACATTTTCTCTACCATTAGAAGTAGGTTGTACTTGAAGTCTTAAAATTTCCCAACGGTAAGTTATAGCCATAATATTGTTATTTATTTTACAAATTTATAATTTTTTCGTCTAATTCTTGAACTGCTTTTATAGCAATTGCTATAGTTGAGTTAATCTCCATCATATCTTGTTTAGAGCCTGATAATTCTTTTGGTGTATTATCTGCAATAAATCCTATTTTAGGGATTTCACTTTGTTCTAAATCATCTAAATCATACTTATACGATACTATATCTGTTTGCTTAATAATATCTATAGCAGATTTTGTAAATGGCTCAATATTCTTTTTTACCTCTTGAGTAGAAGTACCAAAAAAATAAGCAGCACCCACCGCACCATAAGTATACCAATTAGCAGAATCGCCTATCCAACCATGCGGTAAATAGTCAAATGCAGCATTAAATTGAGCACCGTCAGCAACATAAAATATAGGAGCATATAATGGACCTGCACCTTCCATAGAATAAAATGAAACATTACTATTTGTATTCAAAGCCTGATTATAAACTGTTTGAGGACCTTGTGCTCCTGTAGGACCTGTTGGACCTGTTGGACCTGTTCTTGAAGGACCTTGAGGGCCTGTTGGTCCCTGACCACCTGCACCACCTTGTGCTCCTGTTGGACCATTTACTCCTGAAACACCTGAAGAACCTGCTACTCCTGTTGGACCTTGTGGACCTTGTGCACCTGTTGGACCTTGTGGACCATTAACTCCGCTTACTCCACTACCACCACTTGCACCGTTTGTTCCACTAGAAGCACTTGTGCCTGAAGTTCCTGATGAACCTGATAAATTTGCAATACCCGATGAACCTGAAGTTCCTGATGTCCCTGAAGAACCACTTGTTCCTGATGAACCTGAAGTTCCATTTACTGTTGATAATTGAGAAAGTCCACTAGAACCACTTGAAGCTGAAGTTCCATAAGTACCTGTAGAACCTGAAGTTCCTGATAATGAAGATGTGCCACTTGTTGCACTTGTACCTGAACTACCATCCGTTCCCGAAGTTCCTGATGAAGCACTTGTACCATAAGTACCGCTTACACCTGAAGTTCCACTAGAACCACTTAATCCTGTTAATGAAACTATCCAATCACTATAAGTTCCGCTACCAACAGATTTTGTTGGAGTTACCGTCATAGCACCTGTTGACGAATCATAAGATACTACAATTCCAATAATATAATTATCAGCATCATAGCTTAATTGCACATTATCACCTGTTACAAAAGCTAATCCTGTTGTTGTTGTTATGTTTATATTAGCGTATGGCATTTTTCTTATTTTGTAAAGCTATTATTCTATTGTCAATTTCTTGTATCGCTTTTAAAATAACACTCAAAGTATTGGTATTATCCATTTTATCATGCTGTTCTGTTGCTAATTCAGCAGGAGTATTTTCTGCAATAAATCCAATTAAAGTTACATCATCATGTACTCCTGAATCAAGTTTATAACTAACTATTTCTGTTCTATTTAAAATATCCATAGCCGATTTTACAAAGGGCTGAATATCTTTTTTTAATTCTCTTAAAGATGGATTATAGAAATAAACACCACCTAAAGCAGCATTAGTTGCCCATCCAAACCCAAATCCTTGCCAAGTAGGAGCAACATTACTAGCAATTCCTTTACCTTGGTCTCCTGCTGTATAATATCTACCATAAGTAAATAAATATTGGCTTCCTGTTAAAGTACCAAATACTATAGGTCCTGCACCAACATTTAAGTTTTGGTTATAACTTGCTGAACTACCTGTTGCACCTGTACCACCTTGACCACCTGTAGGAGCTGAAGCAGGTTGAATACCTTGTGGACCTGTAGGGCCTTGTGGACCTTGTGCTCCTGTAGGGCCTTGAGCACCACTTGAACCTGAAGTACCTTTTGCTCCTGCGGGACCTTGACCACCTGCAGCTCCTGTTGGACCTTGTGCTCCTGTTGGACCTGTAACGCCCGATGAACCTGAAGTTCCTGATGTCCCTGAAGAACGACTTATTCCTGAACCTCCTGCACTTGCATAAGCTCCAATTGAACCTGAAGTTCCTGAAGTACCGCTTCTTGCTGATACTGCGTTTGTACCTGAAGTACCACTAGTACCATTTGAACCTGTTTGCCCTGCAGTTCCTGAAGATGCAGATGTTCCTGCAGAACCTGAAGAAGCAGATGTGCCTGAAGTTCCGTTAGAACCGTTAGTTCCATTAGTACCATTAGTCCCACTAACACCTGAAGTACCATTTGTACCTGCAGACCCTGCTGCTGAACTGTTTCCTGAAGTACCTGAAGTACCGCTAGAACCATTATAACCAATTAAACTAACTGTCCATGTATTATACGAACCTGCATCCCCTGAATAAGTTAAGGGCGTAATAACTAAATCTCCCGTTGTCGAGTTATATGAAACTACTTGTCCGTATATTGATACATTTGGTGGACTAGTTGCAGTTACAAAATCATGCGTTTTGAATAATAAATTCGGTTGAATTTGAAATGTTATATTGGAATATGTAGGCATATTTTTTTCAATTTTTTATGGTTTTTTTTAAGCTGCTGTTGTTGTTGTAGTTGTAGTGCTTGTAGTAGTAGCTTCAGCTAAAGGTAATGTTTCACTTGAACCTGATGTACCTGAATACACAGAAGTTGCACCTGAAGTTGCAGAAGTACCTGTTGTACCTGCTGTACCTGCAGTTCCACTTGTACCTGAAGTGCCTGTTGTACCGCTTGAGCCATCTGTACCTGTTGTTCCTGAAGTACCGCTAGTACCTGTTGTACCGCTTGAGCCATCTGTACCTGCTGTTCCTGAAGTACCGCTAGTACCTGTTGTACCGCTTGAACCTGAAGTTCCTGCTGTTGCATCTTGACCTGAAGTTCCTGCTGTTCCTGATGAGCCATCTGTTCCGCTTGTACCTGTCGTACCCGAAGTACCTGAAGTACCGCTTGTACCTGAACTACCACTTGATGCTGAAGTACCGCTTGTACCTGAGCTACCTGAAGTACCTGATGTTGCATCCTGACCTGAAGTACCTGATGTTGCATCTTGACCTGAAGTACCTGCTGTTGCAGCCGTACCACTAGAGCCTGATGTACCTGATGTACCATCTCCTCCTGAAGCACCCGCAAGGTTTACTTGCCAAGAAGAATAAGTACCTGAACCAATAGGGTCAACTACTGTAAATGTCATTATACCCGTAGCTGAAGAATATGAATTTACATCAGCAATAACATAGTTAGCAGCATCATAAGCAATTAATACAGATTGTGCTGTTGTCCATTGTAGACCTGTACCAATTGTTATTGTACCTGATGAACCTATTCCGCCAATTAAATATGTGCTTATTGAAGCTGACTTATATCTATCTCCTGATAAACCTGCAGTTCCTGCTGAACCTGAAGTACCTGATGTACCATTAGTTCCTGATGAACCACTAGTTCCTGCTGTTGCATTTTGACCTGAAGTACCACTAGAGCCATCTGTTCCACTTGTACCACTAGAGCCATCGGTAGCTGAAGTTCCGCTTGTAGCTGAAGTACCACTTGTTCCTGATGTTCCTGAAGAACCATCTGTAGCTGAAGTACCACTTGTACCTGTTGTTCCTGATGTTCCTGAAGAACCATCTGTTCCTGATGTAGCATCTTGTCCACTAGTTCCACTTGAACCATCAGTACCTGTAGTTCCTGCTGTACCTGCTGTACCATTTGTTCCTGAAGTACCTGCTGTTCCTGATGAACCACTTGAAGCTGAAGTACCTGAAGTACCACTAGTACCTGTTGTTCCTGCTGTACCTGAACTACCATCTGTACCATTTGTTCCTGAAGTACCTGCAGTTCCACTAGACCCGTTAGTTCCACTAGTACCTGAAGAGCCATTTGTACCACTAGAACCATCAGTACCTGAAGTACCGTCTATTCCACTAGTTCCACTTGAACCGTCTGTTCCTGTAGTTCCTGAAGTACCGTTAGAGCCATCAGTACCTGAAGTACCATCTATTCCACTAGTTCCACTTGAACCGTCTGTTCCTGTAGTTCCTGAAGTACCATCTATTCCACTAGTTCCACTTGAACCGTCTGTTCCTGTAGTTCCTGAAGTACCGCTTGAACCTGAAGTTCCGCTTGTACCTGTCGTACCTGAAGTACCTGAAGTACCGCTTGAACCTGAAGTTCCTGCTGTTGCATCAATACCTGAAGTACCTGCTGTTGCTGAAGTTCCACTAGAACCATCTGTACCTGTAGTTCCTGAAGTACCACTTGAACCGTCTGTTCCTGAAGTACCATCAACACCTGCTGTACCTGAAGAACCGCTAGAACCTGAAGTTCCATTTGAACCATCAGTACCGCTAGAACCTGAAGTTCCGCTAGAGCCACTAGAGCCACTTGAACCTGAGCTACCTGAAGTACCATTTGTACCTGAAGTACCATCTCCTCCTGATGCACCCGCTAAGTTTACTTGCCACGCACTATAAGTACCTGAACCTACTGTGTCTATAGGTGCACTATAAGTTAATTGACCATTACCTGAATTATAAGCAATTACCTCTGATATTTGATAGTTTGCACCATCATAAGCTATTATTACTGATTGAGCTACTGAATAAGCCAATCCTGTATTAACAGTTATTGCTCCACCAACTCCTAAAGTAGCTGTACTTGTAGAAGCTGTTCTATATCTATCTCCTGAAATACCCGCAGTACCCGCAGTACCTGTAGTTCCTGATGAACCTGAAGTTCCTGAAGAGCCATCTGTACCACTAGAACCTGAAGTTCCGTTAGTACCTGATGAACCTGAAGTTCCTGAACTTGCTGAAGTACCGCTAGTTCCTGTAGTGCCTGAACTACCATCTGTACCGCTAGTACCCGTAGTTCCTGAGCTTCCTGAAGTTCCTGTTGTACCCGTAGTTCCTGAAGTTCCTGAGCTTCCATCTGTACCTGAAGTTGCACTAGTTCCGCTTGAACCATCTGTACCACTAGTTCCACTTGAACCATCTGTACCTGAAGTTCCGTTTGTTCCACTTGTTCCGCTTGAACCGTCTGTTCCTGAAGTTCCTGAGCTTCCGTCTGTACCGTTTGTACCACTAGAACCTGAAGTTCCGTTTGTACCCGATGTACCACTAGAGCCATCAGTACCTGAAGTACCGCTTGAACCATCAGTACCTGAAGTTCCATTGACACCTGAAGTTCCATCTGCTGCACTAGTACCACTAGAACCATCAGTTCCTGTTGTACCACTAGAACCTGAACTTGCACTTGTACCACTTGTTCCTGTAGAGCCTGAAGTACCATTTGTTCCTGAAGAACCTGATGTTCCTGAAGAACCATCTCCACCCGCAGAACCTGATAAGTTTACTGTCCAAAAATTATATGTACCCGAACCAACGAATGTAGTTGCATTAAATACAAATATACCTGTGTTTGAGTTATAAGATACAACATCTCCAAATTGGATGTTGTTAATATCGTATGCGATTGTTACGGCTTGTCCTATTGAGTAAGCAAGTCCTAAACCAATTGTAATTGTAATTTGTCCTGAACCTGCTAAAGTAAATTCAGTAATTGAAGTTGTTTTATATCTATCTCCTGATAAACCTGCTGTTCCTGCTGAACCTGAAGTTCCTGAAGTTCCTGCTGAACCACTAGTTCCTGCTGAACCTGAAGTTCCTGCTGAACCTGAAGTTCCATTTGTTCCCGAAGTACCTGAAGTACCTGCTGTTGCATCTTGACCACTAGTTCCTGCAGTTGCATCTTGACCTGAAGTACCACTAGAGCCATCTGTTCCACTTGTACCATCCACTCCACTAGTTGCTGAAGTTCCTGCTGAACCTGATGTACCTGAAGTACCATTAGAACCATGAGTTCCTGAAGTACCACTAGAGCCACTTGTTCCTGCTGTTGCATCTTGACCTGAAGTTCCTGCTGTTCCTGATGAGCCATCTG